AGTGAACTTGATTCAAGGATTCGGGATGAATTTCCTGATAGATTCAAAAATACAAGGAGTAAAAAGATTCCTACAGTTATAAGCGGAACGCGCTCCGCTATAGGCAAAAACCAAGTCAAGTTAACTAAGACTGAAGTTGACATGGCGAATAGATTAGGTGTAAGCTTACAAGATTATGCGCGCCAAAAAGTACGCCAACAGGCGGGAGGTTAATATGACACAAGCAACTAGAACCAGCCGTAAGATTCGGACTTCGGCAATTCGAAAAAAGCCTTGGGAACCTCGACAAAGATTAGATGTTCCTGAAAAGGCTAAACAAGAGGACATGGAATACATTTGGGTTAGACATGAATTATTGAATAACCCTGATGATTTAAATGTTCACGAAAGACTACGCGAAGGATATGAACCAGTCAAACCTGAGGAATTGGGAAAAGACTATCATGCTGATGTGTTGTCTGCTGGCAAGCACGCTGGTACAATTAGATCAGGTGACTTAATCCTTATGAAAAATAATAAGGAATTTGTTGCTGAGAAAAAAAAGTACTACGAAGATCAAGCAGAAAGAATGGGACAGGCGTATAGCAAAGACTATATGAGAAACCAAAATCCTAATATGCCAGTGAAAGATGAATCGTCTTCTTCAATTTCAAAAGGAAGCGGACGAGGATTGCCAAAGTTCGAAGAGTAGATTTTTATCGGCTCTAAAATAATTTTGGTATAATTAACAAACTTGCAATAAGGAGATTATTATGGCAGGATATGGATTAGCACCAGTCAGAAATGGCGATGGTGGATCTGTTAGAGCTAATAACTTCTGTGACGGAAACGGATATCGAATTGCAGCTACTGCACCCACAGCTTATTTTGAGGGTGATTTGTGCACACTTGCGAGTGGCCTATTGGTCACTGATATGGGTAGTGCAACCACAGGAACTGTAGTCGGTGCTTTTTACGGAGCAGAATATGTAGATAACTCCTCAGGTGATGTTAAATTTGTACGTTCTATTGCTGCCAGCACAGTTGCTGCAGCTCAATATAAAGCTTATGTCTATGATGATCCTTTCTGTATTTTTAAAATACAGGCGGATCAAACATCAACAGCTTTAACCGCAGGTATGGTTGGCGCGAATTTACAGATTGTCGCATCCCCTTCAGGGTCAGCAGTTACTCACAAGAGTGGTCTTGTAGCAGATTCAGATACGGAAGCCGTAACACAAGGATTCCCACTACAGTTTTTAGGTAGTGCGGAAGCACCTGATGGATCGTATACTTCCGCTGGAACCGCTATGGATATTCTAGTGAAGATTAACACTCACCTATGGTGCAACACCGATGGTAATACAGGTATAACTTAGAGAGGAATTAAATTATGGCTATATCAAGAGCACAACTCCTTAAAGAACTAGTACCTGGCTTGCACGCAATTTTCGGAACTGAATATAACAGATACGAAAATGAAGCAGCGGTGCTGTTCGAGGAAGAAAAATCTAATAGAGCTTTCGAAGAAGAAGTATTATTTCCAGGTTTTGGAGAAGCTTCTGTAAAATTTGAAGGCGCACCTATATCATACGAAGATACTGGTGAAGGTTGGACAGCAAGATATACAAACGAAACTGTCGCTATGGCTTTCGCAATTACTGAGGAAGCAATGGAAGACAACTTGTATGACAAGCTATCTACCAGATTAACCAAAGCACTAGCCCGTTCTATGGCTGCTGCTAGACAAACAAAAGGCGCTGCTGTCTATAACAGAGCATTCAACTCTAGTTATACAGGCGGAGATGGCGTGGTACTTTGTACTACAGCTCACCCACTTCAAAGTGGTTCTTCAGGCGTTAACACTTTCACAACACAAGCAGAACTTTCCGAAACTTCTTTGGAAACTGCACTAATTGGAGTTGCAGGATTTACCGATGATAGAGACATTCCAGTGGCTCTTCAAGCTAAATCATTGCACATTCCAAGACAATTAGTATTTGTGGCAGAAAGACTAATGGCATCACCATACAGAGTTGGTACTGCTGATAACGATGTGAATGCAATCGTATCTAAGGGAATGGTTCCTGAAGGATACTTTGTAAATCACAGATTCAGTGATTCAAACAATTGGTTCCTAAGAACTGATTCGCCAAACGCGATGAAATTCTTTAGCAGAACTCCAATTTCAACTTCTATGGAAGGTGACTTCGAAACTGGAAACGTTCGCTACAAGTCCAGAGAAAGATATTCTTTCGGCTGGTCTGACTGGCGTGGCGTTTGGGGTGCAAACCCTAGCTAAAAATAAGAGGGGCACTGTTAAAGGTGCCCCCTTTTAACCCAAATGACTGCGAAAGCAGACAGAAAAACAAGGAGTAAGACGGATGGGTACAACAACTTTTTCGGGACCAATTAAAGCTGGTCCAATTTCAAATACGACTGGAACCACAGTTGGTACGGATGTTAAGAATGTGGGTTCAGTTGTCATGTCACAATCATCAACAACTGAATTGACTCATGCAACTACTACAGCAACAGCGTTAGGAATTATTATTCCTGCGAAAAGTCAAATTATAGGTATCACACTTATAATTGAATCGTTGTTTACATCTTCAAGTACTACTACTATTGCTATTGGTAATGGTTCAGGAGATGCTACTGACATTTGTGATAATACAAATGTTACTGCAACAGCACTCTCAGTAGTTATGGGACCAGCGGCAGTGGATGTATGGACTAATACAGGAACATCTGATGTAGAACTTTATGGAATTACAGTTGCTAATTCAGCATCAGCAGGTAGTGCAAGAGTTGTAGTTGAATATGTTCAAGCGAACAATTTAACTGCTAACTAATAACAGATAATTTATGAGCTCCTTCGGGAGCTCATGTTTAAGGAGTTTATAATGTTTCAAACAGATGCAAAAGTAACTAATATAGCTACAGGCGCAACAGGTACAAGTGCTACCAGTGATGGGCAAGCTTCAACTGCTCATCCACAAAGATTTTTAGGACTTAGCCTTACTGGAGGAAGTGATACAGCTACTGCGATTGTATATGATGCCAATTCAGCAACAGGTACAGTAGTGGCAAGATTATCTGCTTTAACAAATACAAGTGTTTCATTTACTGCTCCACATAGTGGCGTAAAAGTAGCTACAAATTTATTTGTTGCGGTAACAGGCACTGCTTCGAATGCTTTAGTTTATTGGAATTAAAATGGCACAGGACATATCTAAATACGATTTAGAGATTACTGAGCTAAAGAGTGAAATAAAAATACTTAGCGAGCGTATATCCATAATAAAGGATAACCATTTAAAACATATTGAAGATAAGATAAATACGATTAATAGGGTTATGTATACAATTGGCGTAATGGTATTAGGCCAACTGTTATGGGTAATTACACGTTCATTAATGTAGGAGGATTTAAATGGCTACTTCGGGTACATTTGCGTTTAATTTAGATACTGGTGAAATTATCCAGGAAGCATATGAAAGAATTGGTGCTGATCCTGAAAGTGGATATGATTTAAAAACGGCAAGACGTTCTTTAAATTTATTATTAACTAAATGGTCTAATCAAGGTGTACATTTATTTTCATTAGATTTTACTACAATAAGTATGACTAGTGGTACGGATTATATTAATTTTGCGGCAAATAAATATTTAGATGTTTTAGATGGTTCAATAAGAAATAATAATGATGCCACTAAACCTAATGACATTCCAATGGAACGTATTAGCCTTGATGATTACATGGCGATTCCAGATAAATGGACTGCAGGAAAACCTGTTCAATTTGCATTGGAAAGAAATTCTCAATATGACAGTTCTGGAGTGACTAATCATAAAATGTATTTATGGCCTGTTCCAAATCAAACTTATTATCAATATATAGGATGGACTATGAGATACGCACAAGATATTGATACAACTTATACTCAAAATCCCGATATACCTAAAAGATATTTACCTGCATTGATTAGCGGTTTGGCAGTAGAACTTGCTGTTAAAAAAGCGCCCGATAGATTAGCGGTGTTAAAACCATTGTATGATCAGGATTGGGAAGTAGCAAGGGAAGAAGATAGGGAGCGAGTAAGTTTTATAGTACAGCCACAAGTCAGTCATATATAGGTAGGTTAAATGGCTAGATACGCAAAAGGTAAACATGCGGTTTTAATCAGTGATAGATCTGGTTGGAAGATAAAATATAAAGATGCCCGTACCGAATGGACGGGCGCACGAGTTTCTAAATTTGAGTGGGAAGCTAAGCAACCACAGCTTGATCCACAAAAATATTTAAAGCGGGCTGCAGGTGGGAATGTTTTATATGATCCTCGTCCTGATAATGATTCAGTTCCTACAACTGTAAGACTTGGACCATTACACGGTAAATATTCAGGACAAGCGGCAACTTGGCAAGGTCAAGTTCAAATTAATCTTTTTGAAGATGCATCGGGATTTGAATTAACAGCTAGTCAGGGAACTGTTATCCCTACTAGTGTTGCTACTGTATCAGGAATTGAAGCAACAAGTGCTTTAGGTACCACAGTTATTAGTTTAGCAGATGTTCCAGATGGCATAGCAATGACTGCTGAAGGTCCTGGTACTGTAATAATTCCAGGAATTGAAGTTCCAGATGGAATGTATGTAACTGCTTCATATGGTACATTGGTATTCTCAGCTACTGAAATACCAGATGGGATAGAGGCAACTTCTGCACAAGGAACAGTAAATGCATATCCATTAATAACTGTTACCATTGATGCAACAGCCTTGACTATGACAGCAGTACAAGGTACAATAGGCGTAACTTCTCCAAGTTGGGGTATGTTTGCTTGGGGTGACGATACATGGGGCGAATAATATGGGATTAACATACGTACAGCTTAAACAGTCAATTCTGGATTGGACTGAAAATGACTCAACGGAGTTCACCGCAGCCACAGGCTCTGGTGTTGCCCCTGTGGATTTATGCATTCAGTTGGCGGAAGAAAGAATTGTAAGGGAAGCTGATATTTCAGCTTACCGTAAAACTGTAGACATTACATTATCGGCAAATAATGGATTTTATGATATACCACAGGATTTATATGTTACACGGTATATCAAGATTAAAACAGGGGAATTTCTAATGGAAAAGGATCAATCATTTGTAAGAGAATATACACAGGATATTTCAACAGCGGTAAGTGGTACACCTTTATATTACTCATTATATGGGGAGGGTACTTATTCATCATCTGATCGAGGAATGCAATGGATATTTTCACCTAGACCAACTATTGACACTACATTAGAAATAGGGTATACTATACTACCAACAGGACTGGGATCTGGAAATGCAAATTCGTATCTTGGAGACTATGCTCCTGATGTAATAATGAACGGCTCTTTAGTTGAAGCTGCTGTTTATATGAAAGAAACGCCTGATTTATTAAATAGGTATCAGGGCTTATATGATAGGTCCTTACAAACATTTATAGCTCAGGAACAGGGGAGGAAACGATCCGATGAAAACGTCAAAGGCGAAATAGGAACAAGAGGATAATATGGCTATAACATCAGCAATATGCACTAGTTTTAAAGTTGAGCTACTTGAAGGCGATCATGATTTTAATGTTGGAATTGACACAATAAAATGTGCTTTAATGAAAGCGGCTGCAAGTATCTCAGGTACTTATGGAGTCGCAACCACTAACTATTCAGATGTAACAGGTAACTCAGATGAGTTGGCTGCAACAGGTGGATATTCAACAGGTGGAAATGATTTGACAAATATAGCACCAACTTCTAGTAGTACAACAGCATACATAGATTTTGCAGATACCGAATGGACATCTGCTACATTTACAACACGTGGGTGCATTATATACAATTCAAGTGATAGTAATTCAGCAGTAATGGTAATTAACTTTGGTGCCGATTATTCGGTAGCAGGGGGCACATTCAAAATTGAATTTCCAGCAGCGGGTGCATCAACAGCTATTTTAAGAATAGCATAGGAGTAACATATGGCTTCAACATGGTCTAACGCGGAATTGCGGTTAATGACCACAGGTGAAAATGACAACACCTGGGGTGATGAAACTAACGACAATTTAAAACGTATTGATGATATGGTCAATGCATATATTGGCGTAACATTATCTGGAGGAACCAAGACTTTAACTTTTACAAATGATCCCACTTCTTATGCACAAGAAGATGGACGTTGTAAGATTTTAAATTTTACTGGAACCCCAGGAGGCACATGCACAGTTACATTCCCAAATAAATTAATGTGGTATTATGTTTTAAATAATACTGGAGATAGTAATGATATTATTTGCACGGCAGGAACAGGTGCGGCAACGTATACCGTTTCAGCGGGAAGAGACGCTATTATTTATGTAGACGGTTCAGATGAAATTTATAACACATTAAATGATTTGCAGGTTTCCACAATCAATGGAGTTGACGCAGATAGTTTAGCGACAAAAGGCTTTGCTACGGCAATGGCAATCGCATTATAATATAAGGAGGATAAATGGCACAAGATTTTGAATCGGTTGGAGTATTGGTAACAAATAGTGAAACAGCTATTTTAACATCAAATTCAGATGATGCTATTGTCGGATTAAGATTAACTAATATTTTAGCAACTGCCATTACAATGGATGTTTATATTGATTTGGCGGGCGCAGGAACTGATTATTACATTTGCAAAAATTTAAGCATTCCACCAGCAAGTTCAGTAGAACTTATTCAAGGTGGGGCTAAAATAGTTTTAAACAATACAGATGTAGTTTATGGTAATTGCGGAACAGCCAGTGGTTGTCATGTTTGGATTAGTTATGTTGATTCAATTAGTACATAAGGAGAAATAAAATATGGCTGAAACAAAAGACCAAAATGGTAGTTTGTATGTGGGACAGGAATCCGCTAAAGATGGATTCTTTACTCATCAGGTAACGATAGACGGAGATCATTACATTGAATCGGCTGTCCTAGCGGGGCCAGTTTCCTATACGGGAACTGTAACAATAACAGGTAACGTGGTGATAGTATGAGCACGTTAAACGTAGATAAGGTAGATCCTAGTACGGGCACAGATTTAGAGCTGGGGACCTCAGGTGATACAATAACTGTACCATCAGGTGCGACTTTCGCTGTTTCAGGAACAGCAACTGGTAATCTTGGAATTACTGCTGCTTCTCAATGGAGATTGACTACTGATTTTACAGGAGACGCTGATCCGATTGCTACTAACTTGGAAGAAGTAGATGCTCCTGTGGGTTTTGGAGTTCTTGGCAGTTCTATGACGGAGAGTAGTGGAATATTTACTTTTCCCTCTACAGGGTATTGGTTAATTGAAGCAAGATTTTCTTACTTTTTTGCTGGTGATAGTACTTATGTAAATGGTTATTTATATACAACAACTAATAATTCTACTTATGCTTTAGCTTCACAAACTACTTCTTATTTATATGGCACAGGTACGACTTATGCAGACGCAGGTTTTCAATATATCATTGATGTTACAGATACTTCTAACGTTAAATGTAGATTTCGCAGTGCTGTAGAAGATAG